CAATCTATCGGAGTTCTGCAAGAATTACTGAGCGACAAAGGAACCAAGTGAAGAGAGTTTTGCGTAGTCAAGGGTATCAGGGAAGAATTAGTAGTATTCGATACACTCGGGTAAATTACAAGTATTCCTTTAAAGTATCAGTGAAGTATCGGGGAAGTGTTGGCAAATTTTTGGTTAATACAAAGAATGAGACAGTTGAATTTAAGGGAACGGTCTAGGAGTAATACCAGTAAATTTCACAAACTTCCTTTCCCCAATTAAAGCCAATCTGCGACCTATACCACTTCTTTTTTGGACAAGTTCACAATCAAAAAATAACGGAATGTGGAAGTACCGCGGTGAATGTGGGTTACTTGGGATAAGCCGCCTTATGTAAAGTAAAAATTGGTATAGCTAATTGTATTATCAGCCATAGCATGTTAAGCAATGAAATGATGGTAAGTGTTATTAGGTTTGCTTGTTCTCTACTACTGTTAGTAACTTAATGGAAACGTTCTTCTTTCTATTCTTATTGACATTATATTAAATAGATGTTAGTCTGCATTAAGAGATTTCTTTAGAGTTGGTTTTTTCCTTCTTTGAAGATTGGGCGCTCCTTCAAGCAGGGCGTCCTTTTTTGTTACAAACATTTCATCGTCATTGCTTTTTTGCTACATATAAGATATAATTGTACCTGCATAGATGAATCCATGATTCTTCCCTTCCGCTGACCTGTTGAAGGGTTTTTTTGTGCACTATTTTAGTGATTATGACTTTTTCGTGAATTTTTTAAAGTTTTCTTTTGGCATAGTTGGTAACGTATGCTATAATTGCCGTTAGCGAGAATGATTGTGGACATTTACATAATGTTTTTGCTAAAAAGAAATTATTAGGAGGTTTTCATCTATGCGTTCATCATTCGCAAAGTCCATTTATTTAGGCGCTGCAGTGTTAGGTTTAGCTGGTCTTTCAGCTGTTACTACCACTACTGCAAGTGCTAAGAGCTATGCAACTGCCGGTGCTTACAGCAAGCTGACTACTGACGCTACTAAGCGTAACGTAGAAGCTACTGGTACTAACGCACTTTACACTAAGCCTGGTACTGTTAAGGGTGCTAAGGTAGTTGCTTCTAAGGCAACGATGGCTAAGTTAGCTTCTTCTAAGAAGTCTGCTGACTACTTCCGTGCTTACGGTGTTAAGACCACTAACCGTGGTTCCGTATACTACCGTGTTGTAACCATGGACCAAAAGTACCGTGGTTATGTTTACGGTGGTAAGGTTAACGGTACGTTCGGCGGCGGGATTACTTCTGCTGAAACGACTAAGACCGCTACTAACCCAACTCGGACTACTGGTTACTACTTGAAGGACGTTTCCAGCCACACGCTTTGGAACGCACCTAAGTACACCCAATACAAGGCCAAGAAGGTTAACATGTACGGTGCTAAGGCTACCGATACTTTCAAGGTAGACCAAGCTGCTACTAAGACCAAGGAAGGTTCATTATACTACCACGTTACCGACGTAAACAATTCTGCTATTTCTGGCTGGATTTACGCTGGTAAGGGCTACGTTGCTAACGCTACGAGCCAAGACCTTGGTGGTCTTTCCTTAACGATGTCTGATGCCGCTGCTACTAACGACAACAGTGTTAAGGTTGTTTACCGTGCTAACGGTGCTCAAGTAGCTACTGCTACTTGGATCACTAACGCTGCTGGTACTAAGGCCGGTGCTACGGTTGGTACTGATGCTACCAACGCTGCTGGTACTAAGTTAGCTGACTTCGTTACTAACTCCTTACCATCTGGTTACACCACGACTGGTACTGCTAACACCGCTGCTGCTACTTACGGCAACACGGTTTACGTTGACGTAACGGCTGCTGCTACGTCTAAGGTACAATTAGTTGCTGATAATGTTGAAGCCAAGGCTACTGTTGCTAATCCGTTAGCTAAGGGCGCTAAGTTATCTGCAGCTGATTTAACTGCTACCTTAAGTGCTACTGGTGTTAAGGCCTTAACTGGTACTAAGGGCACTCAAATTGGTAAAACTAATTTGATTGCTATCAAGGATGAATTCGGTACTGCTGCTATCACTGGTACGAAGACCTACTACGCAGCTAATGGTGATGCTTACCACTACGTATTTACCTTCGAATCAAATAACTTCACGACTGACAACCGTCTTGCCACTTACGGTGACAACTTGACTGCCAGCTTCAAGGCTGTTTTGACTAAGGGTGCTCCTAAGAACACTTCTTCAAACAGTAACTGGATTGCTTAATTTAAACCTTTAAATTAAACATTAACAGTAAATAAAAAAGGATTCCGACTTCGGTTGGAGTCCTTTTTGTTTTGTCAACTTTAACCCAATATTAGGAAAACAAACCTTCAAACTGCTAAAACTATCTGAAATATTGTTGCCTTGCTATACTTGGAAACAGTTACAAATAATAGACAAGGGAGTTGTTCGTTTTATGCAAGCGAGTTTGAAAAAGACACTTTATTTGGGATTAGCGGCTTTGAGTTTTGGTGCCGTTGCCGCGGTATCATCTACTGCTTCAGCTAAATCCTATGCCACAATGGGTGCGTATAAGACTTTAACAACGGATGCCACTAAGCGAAACGTGGAAGCAACCGGTACGAATGCCTTGTACACGAAACCGGGAACGGTCAAGGGGGCTAAGGTCGTAGCTTCTAAGACGACGTTAAAGACGTTAGCGACCTCTAAGAAGTCTGCGGATTACTTTCGGGCTTATGGTGTTCGGACCACGAACCGCGGTTCAGTTTACTACCGCGTTGTCACGATGAACGGAAAGTATCGGGGCTACATTTATGGTGGTAAGTCCGATACGGCCTTTGCTGGTGGGATTAAAGCTGCTAATACCACAACAACGGCGCCGATGCCTGCTCGAACAACTGGATATTACCTTAAGGATGTTACGAAGAATACTTTGTGGACAGCACCACAATACACCCAATATAAGGCTAAGAAAGTTAGTCTGTATGGGGCTAAGTCAACGGATACCTTTAAAGTTGATCAGGCTGTGACGAAGACACGTGAAGGGTCATTGTACTATCACGTAACGGATGAAAATAACTCCGCTGTATCAGGTTGGATTTTTGCTGGTCAAGGCTATGTGGCTAATACGGCAACGCAAAACTTGGGTGGTTTATCCTTAACCATGTCTGATGCGGCGGCAACGGCCGATAATAGTGTGAAGGTCGTTTACCGTGACGATAGTGGTACCACGGTTGGTAGTTCAACTTGGATTACGGCAAATAGCGGAACCACAGCTGGATCATCGGTTAACGCTGGAGATAAAAATGCTGCCGGGGTCACATTATCTGATTTTGTTAATAACTCGGTTCCAAGTGGTTATACAACGAATGGAACGGTGGACACGAGTGCCGCACAATACGGGAATACCGTTTACGTTAATGTTGAAGCAGCAGCAACGTCTAAGATTCAAATGGTGGCTGATACCGTCACGAATACGGCTTCAACGGCTACTAACCCAGTAGCTGGCTTGTTGTCCGCTGGAGATAAGCTTTACGCGAGTGACTTATCAGCAACTTTATCTGAAACTGGTGTCAAAGCCTTGACCGGTGATAAGGGGACTCAAATTGGCGCAACTAATCTCGGCACCATCTCTAGTGCAATTACGGCAACTAGTGTCTCTGGGGACAAGACCTACTATGCTGCGGATGGGACACCATTCCACTACGTCTTTAGTTATGAGCCGACTAACTTTGCAAGTGATAATCGTCTAGCTAATTACGGTGATACGTTGAAGGCTAGCTTCAGTGCAACGCTGACAGAAGGGGCCGCGACAGTGACGTCCTCTGATACCAGCTGGATTGCGTAATTTGCGTTATTCCTCTAAACTTTAACCTTTAATGAAGGATTCCCATTATGAGACTGGTGGGAGTCCTTTTTATTTTCATATTTATACCAAATTTGACCCCGATTGCAGAAAAGTATTTTGCAATGGTGGGGGGCTTGCTATACTTAAGCACGTACCATAAATCTATTTTTTAGGGGAGAACATGATGCAATCTAGTTTGAAAAAGACGTTGTACGTCGGTTTAGCTGCAATGAGCTTAGGGGCAGCAGCAAACTTCGCAACGCCAGCGCAAGCTGCAAGTCATGTCACGATTTCGTCTAAGGCAGCTTTAGGTGCCAAGGCGCAAAACGTTTCGTTGACGGGAACTAACGCCATCTACACCAAGCCAGGCACGGTTAAAGGGGCTAAAATCGTTGCTTCTAAGGCCAAGGTTCAAGAATTAGCGGCTTCCAAGAAGTCCGCTAACTACTTCCGTGCTTACGGTGTTAAGATTACTAACCGTGGTTCCGTATACTACCGTGTTGTAACCATGGACCAAAAGTACCGTGGTTATGTTTACGGTGGTAAGGTTAACGGTACGTTCGGCGGCGGGATCAAGGCCGCTGAAACGACTACTGCTAACACGACTGACAGCATGATTGGTAAGACTGTTACTTTCACTAATCCTGGTACTAAGAATGTTACCTGGACTGCGCCTAAGTACACTCAATACAAGTCTGGTGCTTCTAAAGTTGTTAAGAACACCACTCCTTTCGCCGGTGACACTTTAAAGGTCACTAAGGCTGAAACTAAGACTCGTGAAGGCTCATTATACTACTACGTTGAAGACCAACAAAACCCTACGGTTAATGGTTGGATCTACAGCAAGGCCGTTACGACTGATGCTTCCGCTATTTACAACCAAGCAACTGATGTTAAGGTAAACTTTGTTGCTCCTAATGGTACGATTTTAAAGTCCGCTACTTTACCTAAGCTGACTGCAAACAACGCTGACAACACTGCTATTGGTACTGCTAAGGCAAATGCTAAGGGTACTGCTGTTGGTTATGATGCGGTTAAAAGTGCAACTAAGGCCTGGAGTGATCCACTATTAAAGGGTACTGGTTATACTTACTCAGAAGGCAATGCTGCTAACAAAGCTGCTTTGTATGCTGCAAAGACCGGTGATACAGTTAGCTTAACGGTTACTAAGGGTGCACAAGCTGTTCAAAGCATTGCTGCATACTACCAAGACGGTGTTAACGCCCCAGTTAAGTTGAGCTCTTCTGGTAAATTGCCTTTCAAAGTAACGACCCCAAAGTTAACTGCTGCCTTCTCTGGCGCTAATGGTGCTAACTACACCGCTGCTGACGTTCAAAACTTCTTGACTATTAACAAGGCCAACACTTTGACCTCAGTTCCTTATGCTAAGGATGCTAATCATAATGTGGTTGCTCCTAACTCTGCTAAGGCTGTTAATGCTGATGGTCATACTAAGCAATATGCGGGGGGAACTTTCTCACCACAACTTTATCACACCACCTACACGTTAACTTCTGGTGTTGCAGGTACTTACACTACTAATGGTATTGCATATGCCTTCTACAACACTGCTAAGGAAGATAAAGGTAGTGCTTCTACTATCCAAAACACTGGTAGCGTTAGTGCCTTTCAATAATAGTAAATATTAATTTATAGTAAGAAAGCCTGAATTTTTAGATTCAGGCTTTTTTTATATTCAACTTGATTATATAATTTTGTATACGTAATACGGCAGTAAGTATCTGGATGAACAGTGTGCGATCCATGGTGTTTGCATATTATAAAGTATCCTTTTAAACAAAATCCAGATCAACTAGGGACTCTTCCAAGCTACCGATGGTTTCATTGCGTTCCATATAATCAACCCAGCCATCATAAGATTTTCTCTGGCGAGGCTTCATGGCTGAACTCAATTTGGCTTGGATATTGCCAATGAACCGGTTAGCACCACTATCAGTTACGTTATCAATGCGCAGACTACTCCACTTTTTATTGGTGGGGCGGTCTGCGTTTTGTTCGTTTAGGAACGCAGCATACTTATCTCGAAAATTGTCGACAATCTGGCTATGTGCTGCCAAGTATTCTTCTAATTCAAACGTTGTCATAATAGCAACCTCCATATTTAAGTCGTGAATCAACTGATTACATAGGACTCGGACCTATGATCAACCACCCGGTTAATCAAACGTATGTTCTTTTGAAGTGTTAAGAGAAGTCCCCATGTAGGGGACTTATGAGAACACAACGCCTAATACTTTGACGCCAGATTCCTTATCAACTTTGATATTAGGATATTGTGGGTTGAGTGATACCAGCGTAGCCTCGCCATCAACTACTGACAGCTTTTTCAGATACGCGCACCCATCCATAACCGCGGCGATGATCTGACCATCACGGTAATCGTCTTCCTTCTTGACGAAGACAACTTGCTTATCCTGGTACACAGGCTCCATTGAGTGGCCGTTGATCTGGAAGGCATAGTCATAATCGCTAGGAATAGGCTTATGCACGGTTACAGTGAATGGCTTAGTAGAATCATCAAGGAACTCACCCACACCAGCAGAGAGGACACCACTGGCGGTAATTTCGAGGGTGTCATCGTCTTTAGGAAATTTGATAACGTTAGAATTAACATTTAGTGTCAATCGACTCTTGGCAAAATCAAATACTTCTTGCTGCTTACTATAAGGCAATCTTTGCATTAATTGAGCGGTTTTCTGAATTAGATTATTTTCAAACCTATCTCCGTCAGTTATCCGGCCAATGCTGACGCCAAATAAATCTGACATTTTTTGAAGCGCTCCCATTCGGGGCGTTTTTAGGTTTGTTTCCCAATTTGAAACTGATTGTTTAGATACTCCTAATTTATCAGCTAGTTGAGATTGAGACCAGCCCATTTTAGATCGAAGAACTTTTATTTGACTTGAAATTTCGTTTTCTGGTTTCATAGTTAATCACTTCCTATCTATAACGGTGACTAAAGTATAACATAATGTTATATAAAATCAACTTTTAGTTTTAAAAAGTTATACAAAGTTATTGACTATAACTTAAAGTTGACCTATACTTATATTTGTAATCAAGAAAGGAGGAACGACATGCAGGATACTAAATTTAGAATATCTTTAAAAGCAGCAAGAATTAACGCCGGTCTTAGTCAGAAGCAAGTAGCTGAATGGTTTGGACACTATTTTGGAAAAAAGGTATCACGACAATGGGTATCATATTTAGAAGCTAATCCTAACGATATTGCACCTGGATACGGTAAAGCATTTGCGGAGTTGTATCAAGTACCTATTGATATGATTAATTTTGCCCCTGAGTCAACTTTAAGTTATACATCTGAAAGGAATGATCCACATGAATGACTTAGTAATCATGAAAGACAAGCAAGCAGTTACTAGTAGCTTGCAAGTTGCTGAAACATTCGGGAAAGAACATTACCACGTATTAGAAGCTATTGAAGCAAAAATTAGCTCACCCGAAAATTCGGGGCAGTACCAAAAGATGTTTGCGGAGGGGACTTACAAAGATAAAAGCGGTAAATCTAACAAACTCTATTACATGAATCGTGATGGATTTTCATTCATTGTTATGGGGTTTACCGGCCGCAAAGCAGACACATTCAAACTCCAGTACATTGATGCGTTCAATGAGATGGAACAGCAAGTTAAGTCTCGTACCTCAGCACTGTCTCCCGAGCTTCAATTCATGCAGGGGGTTGTAGATAAGCTAGCCGCTAACGAACGTAATCAACACCGCCTCGAAAACAAAATTGATGGTGTTAGTGAGATTGTTGCCACGTCTACCATGGATTGGCGAAATGAGACTTCACACCTCATTAGCAAGATTGCACGTCAGCAAGGCAACACAGGTGAATCATATAAGATGACTCGCAACGACATCTACGATGAGGTAGACCGGCGAGGCGGGGTATCACTTAAGACACGGCTAACCAATCTGAGACGTCGAATGGCTGAGGAAGGGACTTCAAAAACTCAGCGTAAGAATACAACAAAGGTTGATGTGATTGCCCATGACAAGAAGCTGATTGAGATTTACACAGCAATCGTTAAAGAATTTGCCATCCGGTATCAAGTTTGGAACGAAGAATACTAAGGAGGAATCAATAGCTTTAGAATCTTGGTAAATCAATAGGGTTAAGAACGTATACACGGAAAGGAATGATCCACATGAATGAAGTTTATCTGTTAGTTGGCTTTATAGCCTTCTGGCTAACAGTAATTGTATTGATCGCCTCAGCTGGTTATCAACTACGTAAATCAGTGGTACGTGCCGGCGGATGGGCACCATTTTGGAAAGACTTTTTTGGAATGGAGGATCAACATGAAAATTAATGTTGGTGACAAGGTCAGTTACGAAGATACGTATGCCACAGGTATCAAGATGGTATCTGCTGGTGTTGGCAAAGTAGTAGAACTCAAGCCAGACGTTTACGGAAAGTCGAATAAGCAAATCGCTGTCATTAAGCAGCGTGGCCATGAGCCATTTGAAATGTTCACTAACGGATTGGAGGTCGTCGATCGATGAAACTATGGCATAAAAAAAGAGTTCCGACCTGGCCGTCAGAACTCGAAAATGAATTGCACTTATCCTATTTCTATAACATTAATTCTACTCCAGACGGGCGGTGGTTGCAATGGCGATGAACGTGCCAGATCATGCAACATTCGATTTTGTCCGGTACATGAATCGGCTGGAATCGCAGCCTGAGACGGGATTCATGGTCAAAGATACCAATGGCGACCCCATGATTTCTGGTGAAACTTATTGGGAAGCAGAAGGCCGATATGTGCTAACCGATGAAGATTCAATGCGCGACTTTTTAGATGCTGAGGGTGAAGCCTATGACAGTCCAATTGATTGGGACTACGACAACTTGGCAGCCATTTTGGAAAATTATAAGGATGCGGAGGTGATCTCATGGACGTAGTCAAGGTACACACAAGCAGCCGTTTCCAGCCTAAGGCAGTGGTTGTTACTAATTTAGCTGAACTAGACGACATTAAATCTGATTTGTTCAAGGAAGTTCAATTGTTGGCCGAGAATGATCGGCTTAGCAATGATGAGATTGATCGTCTATACAGTATCAGTGACGAGCTTGTTGCCTGGTCACCCAATTTGGAGGAGGAATAAGCATGAATCTATACGAACTTGAGGGAAACTTATGGCATGTCGTTGAATTAGCCAATAGTTCCAAACCAGAAGATCAGCAACTGTTTGCTGATACAATTGAGAGCTTGCAAGACAGCATCGCTGACAAAGCAATTGGCTATGGCAAAGTTATTAAACAGCTGGTAGCTGACAAGAAGCAACTGACAGAAAAAATAAGCCACGACCAAGACCGAAAACGTATTTTATCCAATAATATTAGTCGGCTTAAATTGGCATTACAGCACGGAATGGAAACAGCAGGCAAGGACAAAATCAAAGATATTGACTTATCTATTTGGATTCAAAATAACCAGCCTAGTGTTGCTGTGACGAACGATAAACTTATTCCCGATGAATTTACTGAGGTAGAAAAGAAACTGGATAAAACGGCCATTAAGCAGGCACTCAATGATGGTGAAGAGGTTCCTGGCGCCAAGTTAGTACAGACACGGTCAATTCGAATTAAGTAGGAGGAAGCTATGGAAAAAAGCGAATCAATTAAAAACTTGGCTACTAGTATGGCACAATTCCGCAAGAATTTACTCAAAGCACAGCCAAGTAAAGATGGGAAAAGCCACTATGGGAATTATGTGACTTTGGAAGACTTAACCGCTGCAGTAGATAGGGCGCTCCCAGAGTCGTTAGGTTATACGCAGGAGGCGACCAGCGATCCTAATTGTGTCTCTATTACGACTATGCTGTTTGATGCTAGTGGCGAGTACATTATTTACAATCCACTTAGCATGCCAGTGCAGCGTAAAGACGCGCAGGCATTCGGCTCTGCTGAAACTTATGCACGACGATATAGTTTATCAGCAGCATTTGGCGTATCTGCTTCTAAAGATGACGATGGACAGCAGGCAACTAAAGTGGCTCCTAATAACCGTACGGCACAACAACCAGCTTATAGGAATAATGGTACACAACAAAGCAATCGTCAACCCCTGCCTGTAACTAAACAGCAGGCCACAACACTTAATGGATTGTTTGAGGCAATGAGTAAGGCAGCAAGCGCCCCAATTGAAGCTGTTAGAAACGGTTATCTGGAAAAATTAAACGTTAGCCAGGTCAAAGATTTGACGCATGATGGTGCTAACCAACTGATCAGCCTAGTGAGTGTTCAATTAAAAAATCAAAGTGAGAAGGGGAATTCTAATGATTAATCGAGTAGTTTTGACTGGACGACTAACCCGTGATGTGGATTTACGGTATACGCAAGGCGGTGATGCTGTAGCTGCTTTCAATCTGGCCGTTGACCGGCGGTTCACCAACAAACAAGGTGAGCGCGAAGCTGATTTCGTAAGTTGCGTCATTTGGCGCAAGCCCGCAGAAAACTTTGCTAACTTCTTCCACAAGGGTTCCCTTGTCGGCATTGATGGCCGTATTCAAACACGCAACTATGAAAATAAGCAAGGCCAACGCGTATATGTTACGGAAGTTATTGTTGATAACTTCTCGTTCTTGGAACCAAAAAGCTCTACTGGTAACGGTAGTTATCAAGATAATCGGCCACAAAATAATACGAGTGATCCGTTTGCTAATGACGGCAAGCCAATTGATATTCAAGATAGTGATCTTCCGTTCTGATTTGAGGTGATTAAATGCAGCGGTCACGATCAAAATACTTTGAACGGAACGGCAAGTCATACTTGTTAGTTGAGCTTGACCATCGGCCTAATTTAGACCATATCGAGACCGTTAGCGGTTCACGTGACCAACTTTACCTAGATTGGGAACTAGCCGACACACGCAAAGCTAGGCCGCAACAACGACGCCTATTCTTTGCCCTGTTGAGTGACATTTATACCTGGTCAGGCATGCCTACAGACTTTTTAAAAGAGCTGTTCTATCTGCAATATGAGGAATACACGTTTGGTAATGAGATTAGCCTGTCAGACACGACAGAATCGTCCGTAAGCGACGCTAACGTGTTACTCGACCTAGTTATCGACTTCATGTTTACGTGGCGTGTACCGTTCAAGCAAGGCTATGAATTGCTACCGAGAGAGCAAGAGTATTACCAATATCAATGCTGCCGGCATCGTCGGTGCATGGTGTGTGGCCGTGAACATTCGGATATTAATCACGTTGATACGGTTGGGTCTGGCCGTGATAGGAATCATCTTGACCATACGCAACTACGAGTTAACTGTTTGTGCCGAGAGCACCATACAGAATGGCACAAGATCGGTCCGACAGCCTTTGGCGAGAAGTATCACATTCCAGTTGCCGGGATTAAGTTGGGCGAAGAGACATTGAGAAAAATTGGAGTTAGAGGAAATTACCGAGGTGAAACAAATGGGAAATCTATTAATTAGTGAGCCACCGTTACAGGTTTTACCGTCATTAGCAATCGCATTAAATAGTGTGGACAAAGCGATCATTCTTCAACAAATACATTATTGGATTACTCGTTCTAGCAATGTGAAAGATAATTATAAATGGGTATATAACAGTGTTTCGGAGTGGCATAAGCAATTTCCGTGGCTATCTGAAAAAACGGTTCAACGATATTTGAAGGATTTAGAGAACCACGGATTGCTAATCACCGGGAATTATAATAAGGCCAAATTTGATCGTACAAAATGGTATCGAATTAATTATGAAGCATTAGACAGTTTGGGAGCAACGTGGGGACGCACAGTTCCTACCAATAGGACTGACAATCCTAATTCAAAGGGACCCGGAGTCATAACCAATACCAATAGACTACCAGAGACTACTACAGAGACTACAAAAGAGAATAGTGCAGCTGTCGCTGCACCTTCCTCAATTGAGGCTGAATTTGAGGAAATCTGGTCAGCTTATCCCAGCAAAAAGGGAAAAAAGCAAGCGTTTAACCATTACAAAGCTTGGCGTAAAAAGTCAGCAAAGCATTCCAACGATTATCTTTTCAACCAGTTAAAACTGTACAAACAGTATATTTCTCAAAATAAAGATTGGTACCGCCCTATGGATGGATCTACATGGTTCAATGGCCGGTTCGATGATGAGTATCAAGTATCGACTGAACAAAAACATGAGGGCCGCGAGTATTGGACGGGAGGTTAGCATGGAGCACGTTACTTTTGACCATGAATATATTCAACGACTAGCCAATGCCCACCATGTTGACCTGAACCACTTGCCAACTAAAGAAGAATTGGATCGTAAGACGGCTGAACAAGCAGCTCAACAATTGAAACGGGACAAAATGGCCCGGTACTATAGCTACTCGGTCTGGTCCGGCAACATACCGCTCAAGTTTTCGTTTGGCAACTGGGACATTGCTAAGCAGGACAATCCACACTTAGCTAAGTCATTAGGCAAGAAGGCATTCGTGTTGGCTAAGCAATTAGAAAACCAAAACTTTAACGTGGCTATGATGGGTGATCGTGGCGTTGGCAAAACGTCCTTAGCACTAGCGATGTTGGACCACCTGATGAGCCATGGTAATAGTGGCATGTTTGTATCAACTGCCGAGCTGCTAAGAATGGTCAATGACAAATATGAGGACACTTCAATTCGGTCTAAACTGATCAAAATAACACGTTCGATGATTGAGGTTGATGTATTGGTACTAGATGATTTTGGCACAGAAGGTGGTATGACTGGCAACATTAAACCGGTGCACAAGGATCTGCAAGACATGATGTATCGCGTGTCTAACGCTAGAGTTGATTTCAACCACAACACTGCTAAGGGTGTCACCATCATTACAACTAACAATACCAAGGGACAGCTAAAACAGATGTATGAAGGCAAGTTCATTGATCGTGTATATCCAGACAACCCGGGACAGCAACTGATTTTTGATGGCATGAAAGGAGTGCGTAATGTATGAGCGAATGCCCATTGTGTCATGGCACTGGCGTTTTTCACCACTGCACAGCAAGCACTGTCACAGCTAGTCCATGTCCCAATTGCAATGAAGTTTTGAAAGAACGTCGTAAACATGAATTTGAAGAGCTAAGGAACGAAGCAAAACGACTATTGAGAAAGGAGTAGAGGTGTATGTCATCAAACAAGAAAATGGCGGCCACAATCAGGGAGGCTTATGCCAATTATGGCGACGATCCAGATGATTGGCCGGAAGACATTAAAAAAGAGATCCGCGGTCAAACTGAGGAACAGCACACAGCAGAAAATAATGTGCTGTGCCACATGATTTTACACGGATATACCAGCGAATACATTGCACAAGAACGATCAAATTCACTGCATTATCTAAAGCAATTACGTGTCAAAATGAAAAATCGTGACGAATTGGATTACCAAGCCACACCAGGTCAACCACTCCCGACTAAAGTCGGAAGCTTGTGAGAACTGCACCTAACGGTGCAACGACCACAATTTGCTTAGATACAGCAATTGCCTGCATGCAGGTCTTACGTGCTAATTACCAAAGCCTTTTATGCCCGCAGGTTGCCAGACGGGCAAACAAGTTAAGCACTTGCCAAGCCTTTTTTGAGAATGTTTTTAGCAGCATTCCAATCGCGAATGTGGTGATTACCGCACTGTGGGCAAGTCCATTCACGATCTTTTAAGGTCAGTTTTTTATCACCGCACATCAAATATCCACACTCACTACAGGTTTGCGTCGTGTTACGCGGATTAACGGTGACAAATTTATGGCCGTATAGGTCGGCTTTATAGGCCAGCATGCCTAAAAAAGTTCGCCAGCCAACATCAGCAATGCTCATTGCCAATGCATGGTTTCGTAACATATTCTTACTCCGCAACTCCTCTGCAACAACTAAATCGTGGTTCTTGATAAGTGTTGTTGAGACAAGATGTAGAAAGTTGTTACGTTGATTAGCAACTTTTCGCTGGAGGGTGGCCACCAATACACGTTGTTTCTGATAATTCTTAGCTTCACGAAGCGGCCGATTTTCTTTTTTAGCCCGTAGCGCACGACGAGAAAGTTTACGTTGGGCTTTGGCTAGCTTGCCCTTGATAGAGCGATAGTAACGTGGATTGGCAACGATGTTGCCGTTTGAATCAGTTAGGAAATTGTCAGTATTTAGGTCAATGCCTACTGGAGAGATCTGTTGCTTGCCACCCACAACAAACGGGGTGTCCGATCCTAGTTGCATAGATAAGTAGTAACGCCCAGTGGCATCGCGCGAGACAGTGATTGTTCCAATACGAACATCATTGCCACGACTAAACAAGCGTCTATGTGACCCAGACACACGCAATCGGCCAATCAAGCTAATTTTCACATGCTTAGAATCGAGAAAACGGCAACTGCCATTGAACAAATTCGGCTGAACCTTAGCATAGCGATTTGGGAGCTGAAAGCTGCCACTCATCTGCTTTTTATGGAACTTTGGTGTGCCAGATCTGTGTACTTGTCGAAATAAACGCCACGCGCTCTGATAAGCTCGTCGTGCTTGATCTACAACGTCGGTACCTACATTGGTACCTGATAACCAAGGATGTAGTGCAAACAACATTTGTGTGTTGTTTTTACGTTTCTGCAGGTAGGCAATGCGATTAACAACCGAAGCAATGTAACACTTTACTTTACGCAATTGAAATAGTTCTTTGTCGATAGCCACCATTTCGTTGTAAGCAAAACGGCTTGCGTTGATATTGTTGTCAAGCTGATGTTTCTGCTCACGAGATGGGAATATTCGCATTTTAATTCCGTAATGGTATTTGAACTCAGACATTTTCTTAGTCACATATATCACCTCCTTAGACTATACTTATTATACGACTGTCACCGCATTTAAACAACGAAGTCGTTTATCTATAAACGTTAGGAGTAAATCATATGTCAAAAGAAAACGTGAAACACGAACGCGGATATGTTTATAACTTTCACTTCCATTTAGTCTGGGTAACGAAGTATCGGAAACAAATATTTAACACACCAAGATTCGCAAAGGAGATGTTGACAATCTTGCAAAACATTGCGAATCAAAACGAAATTGAAATTGAGAAAGGCGAAGTCATGCTTGATCATATCCATCTGCTAATCAGCTTTAAACCAAAATACGCGCCGGCCAATATTGTCAAGGTATTAAAGGGTGTCTCAGCACGCGAATGGTTCAAAATTCATCCAGAAACACAACAAATAGTTTGGGGCGGTCACCTTTGGTCGCCAAGCTATTACATGGGCACTTTAGGGGATATGTCAAAAGAAACAGTCGAACACTACATTGAGAACCAACGAACAGAAAGGGGGAAGGCGGGAAGGCCTCTGCTAAAACGCAACTAACGTTGCGAAACATGGGCGTTCCTCCCATGATTGAAATCATGGGTTTCCCGCCAAAATTTTAATGAATTGACACAGCTAAAATACAACGTCGATCACATGAACAAGCCTAACAACCAAGGAATTGCTAGTGTTATGGGTCGCGACAAAGATTGGGTGCGTTGCATGCGAGAGAAGCTACGAGAGGCACATCATGACTAAAATTTATCGTAAAACGGATACTGTCAAGGCCGAACAATTTGATGGAAGCAACGATATGATTAACAAGTATCCCATTGAGTTTGATGAGGAGGCACAGCATGACACACGAACAGATTGAGTATCGAAAATACGTGCTGCAAGGCATGGCAAGTTATGGTAACGATGTGGCACAGGCACTAGTGTGGTGTGGCAATCACTTTACCAAGCTGAGCAATAGCCAACGCAACGCGATTAACAAGCTGTCAGTGAAGGAACGCAACCAGGTTATCCATGAGCTGACGATGGGATAAAATTATTATTTTACGTAGGAGGACGTATGGATAAAACACGCGACGAAATGAACGGTAACCAACGTATGCTGCTTAGCTATCTGGAGGCGCTGGTGCCGAAAGACGATGTATTGATGGGGCTATCCGAGTTTCAATCCAAATTAAGCGAGCACAGCGTGCCTAAGGAAGTTTACATTGCTTTGGGTATGCTGAGTAATGCGGATATTACTAATGTGCTACACGAGCTTACGCGGCCATTTTAGACAGCAAAAAAGGGCTGACACAACAGCCCTTACCCCAAATCGGCTTCTAAAATTAACTCTTACTCCGTGGCCAACAAATAAAACATTATGCCATTAACATTAAAGCAAACTTAAAATAAGCTTAAGATGGAGGAATGATGGGTGAGACGATCGACGATTAGAACGGTAGAGGATATTTTACGTGATTATCCCAAGATTGATAAGTACATTGAACAGCGCGAACAGGAGTTACGTTATCCGGTAACGCCGATTGATGAGAATGTTGGCGGTGGTCGGGCACAGAACGGGTTCAACGATAGCACAGAACGGTTAATTATCACGCTAGATGATGACAAGCGGATTAATGCACTGAAGAAGCAACGCCAAGTTATTGATGACTGCTTAGATGAAGTTGGAGAAGACACCGAGATTATTATTGACGAGCTGTATTTCAGAAAACGGCCACGATATACGATTGATGGGTTAATTACTAATGGATTGATCCATGTAAGCCGTAGAAAGGCATTTTATTTAAAAAAGCAGTTCATAAATGATTGTGCTAAAGAATTAGGGCTGTATGATTTATAAAATCGTGCACTAATTGCGCACTTTTGACCACTATTTTGGGTGTAAATTGGTAACATAAGCGATTGATGAAATGGACGTGCATAGCTCAACGGAAGAGCAAAGAAGATACGGGTTCGACTCCCGCTGCACGTATTGTCATTAAGGACCTTTAACTCAGTTGGCTAGAGTAGACGGCTCATAACCGTTCGGTCGTAGGTTCGAGTCCTACATGGTCCATTGGACGCAAATAAACCTAAGGAGATGAACTCTCCCGTTCATCTAAGGCTATAGCGTCCATCGTGTGATTGTAACTGGCGTTGGCCTGCCAGAAGAGGGCGGTTTGAACCCCGTGTGTGGTTCGATTCCACACCAATCACATTGGTCAGCAACCACGGTATTGCGCAATACCAAAATGCGAGTTCTATACGCTAAGCTTAAAAGCGTAAGTCGACGGGTGGTTGAAACGTGGCTAGAAAATATAAAAAAGTCCACGTCAGGAGGCTCATTACCGCGTGTGGTTCGATTCCACACCAATCACATACACGGCCGTCTCAAACGAGGCGGCCTTTTAGTTTGGAGTAATGGCAATGAGAAACTATCAACGGGACAACTTAATATTCGGCCTGCTGATGGTACTACTCATTATCGTGTTGGGAGTGTGGTTACATGCAACACACTGAGTATGGCTACGTTAGCCCAGCAGAGAACCACTGCTATCGTGACTTGGAGCGTTGGCTGGCTGATAAGAAGAAACATGAGCGTCGCGCTGAGAAGCATGGCGCTTTTAATTTACAATCGAAAGGAAAACATAGCCAAGATGAAAGTAAAAGATAAATGGAAGCGTGGACTGCCGTACGTTGGCAACAAGGGACAGAAGGTTGAACAAATTATGGAAGCCCTACCCGATGGCAAACGATTGGTTGATGTATTCGGTGGGGGTGGATGCGTTAGTTTGACAGCTGTTTCATCTGGAAAATACGAAGAAGTAATATATAATGACCGAAGGAAAACCGTGGTTGAGCTATTAAGAGCGTTAGTCAGTGATGAGACGCATTTCAACTTGATGGATTACGTAGCATTAACACGAGAACAATTTTTTGATTGGCGAGATAATCAACCTGATTCGATCGAACGAACGTTAGTGCTAACTGCTTATTCATTTAGTAATAATCAGAAGGATTATTTGTGGGGTAGAAAAAAAGAAGAGGAAAAGTTATTGCTAACTAAGGCCCTCTTTTACGGAAACACTGGGACGGAATTTGACCAATTATATAGCTATTCTTTAAATGCTAATACAATTAGTGAGAAGTACAGATTATTCCATAAATGGCGACTAGAACAAATGAATATTAATTCTCGTTATGATTTGCTGCAACGACTGCAACGACTGCAACAACTGCAACAACTGCAACGACTGGAACAACTGCAACAACTGCAACGACTGCAACAACTGGAACAACTGGAATATTCCGTAAAGGACTATCGCGAACTAGTCATCGATGCTGATGACGTTGTTTACTGTGATCCACCATATGTTGGGACTCAGTACGATTATGACGGATTCGACCATAAAGCATTTGAGAATTGGTATCTACATGAATGCCCAGCTAAAGAAATTTATATTAGTGAATACACAAAGCTACCTCATACCGAGGTGGCTTTTAATTTTGGCAATAAGCAAAACTTTTCGGCAACAGGCAAGCGTAGAGATGAGTTGTTGCTAAGAGTAGTCCATTAGGCAATATGTTAGATAGCACATTAGCTAATAATGGTCTAGCCAAGTTGTATGTAATCAATCCAATTAGAAGGAAGTATGGTAAGTAATGCCATTAGTTCACCGCTGTGGTCAGCCCGGTTGCCGTGAGATGATACCGCTCAAGTATCGCTACTGCACCAAGCATTACAACGAACACTATCAAGCATACTTGCACCGGCACTCGACTGGTGTTGCTGCTCGCGCCTACGAGTATCACCGACGCCGAGCGAGCAAGCACTACGACACGACTCACCGGTTCGCCGCAACGGACGACGACAGTGCGGGCAAAGACTTGGCTCAAAGTTTCGGACTAAAAAGCCCAGCCAAAGAACCAGCCAAAGACATGGCACAAAGTTCACGGGCAAAGTTCTACCGTTCAAAGCAATGGCTGTCGGTACGCTCGGCAGTCTACTCTCGCGACCTTGGTTGTTGTCAGGTCTGCGGCAGGTCAGAGAATCGCATGTACGTTGACCATATTGTACCGCTGCGGTTGTGTTCTGACACTGATCGCCTGGCAGACAAAAACCTGTGGACGCTCTGCGGCAAAGACCACAATAAAAAAACTCGAATGGAAGCAAAGACCAACGACAAGAAACTTTCTCGCATGACGGCGATTGACTGGAAGCGCGCTCTCACAAATTAGGGGGCCGCCCGGGTCTAAGCCGGCTGTCCGCATACCAATGGAGTTGTCTTATAAAAATTTTCAATTTAAAAATCACTTTTGGTAAGGGGGTTAGATAATGACAGCAAAAAAGAAAAGTGCACGTCTTAGTGCAACACCGCCTGACTACTTGCAAGGCATTGCGCGTGATATGTGGTCAGCCATTGTGCCAGTTTTGAACAAGCAAGACTTAAACGTTACTCAGCTTGACAGCAGTATCGTTGAAGCGTTCTGCATTAACTACCAATCCATGCGGGAAGCCTACGAGAACGTTTCTGAGAATGGCCAATCCAAGAAAGCCTACAAGACGACACTAAGCCCAGTTACCGGTGAGATTGTTGCGACTGATTTTGTTGGGTTTAAGCGAAACCCTGCGACTCAGATTTTAGATTCTGCTACCAGCCGCCTGAAACAGCTCGGCAATGAATTGGGGTTGACGCCAGCAAGCCGACAAGAATTAATTCAGTCGGCCGGTAATGACGGTGACGAAAATGTGGCTGCGGATTTAGCCAAGTTCTTCGGCAAAAAGTAGCCGGATAGAAAGGGGTGAGCAATGTTGAAAAAGATTGATATTTCCAAGACAAAAGACGTTGCTCAGGCGTGTTCTGACGCAGCGTTCAATGATTTACGTGGTCACTTCACCGACCCCGGTACTGAGTACGCCTTCAAAGTGCTTGACGGAAAAGAGGTTACCGGCTATTTGATGAAGCTCGCGGCATTTCGCCACTTGCGCGATTTACAGCGGCAGGGCCAACCTGATTTTCCGTTCGTCTATGATCCGGACGCCGTGAACAAGGCACTGCTCTTTGCAAGCGTGACCCCTGACGTTGACAGCGGCGACCCAGTTCACTTACTCGGTTGGCAACAGTTTATCATGGCCGAGTTGTTTGGCTGGAAGACCAAGACGGGCGGCGTTCGTTTTACCAAGTCGCTAATCTCAGTTGGTCGGGCGCAGGGTAAGACGATGATTGCCGCGATTATTATGGCCTACACTTTTCTGCTTGACTCGCTGGGCCTGTCCAACCAGGACTACCTGGTTGCGTCAATCAACTGGAAGCAAACCAGCAAGCTACTCGGTTATCTGAAAACGATGTTGCGCAAGGTCACCGAGATTGAGCCATTCAAGACACTGGCCAAGCAATCTGGTCTCATGCTCCAAAACGACCAGATCATTATGAAAAAAAGCAACAACGTCATTCGGGCCGTCAGCTTTGAGTCGGGCCAATTCGATAGTTTCCATTTCCGTACTGCAATCGTTGACGAAGTCGGGGAACTCAAGAATCGGGCCAAGACATCTAAGATTCTATCCGGTCAGATTAAGATTGCCGACCGGCGGTACATTCAAATTTCAACGTCATACCCTGATCCGAAAGTGCCGTTCTACGACGACCAGAGAATGCTCACCAAAGCAATGGAAGAGGATTACAAGCGCGACGCCGACGCTTACCTGTGTCTGGTCTGGGCGCAAGACGATCTCAAAGAAACTCAAGACCCCAAGACGTGGGCTAAGAGTAACCCGCTGCTGAACTCACCTGAGCAGAAACGAGAGCTTTTAGGTGGTCTGATTGACAAGCGCGACAGCGACATGCTGGCTGGCACTATCGGTGACTTTCAGACCAAAAACATGAATATGTGGCTGAACGAGAAAGAGAACCGTTACCTCGACTTGAAAGACATCAACGCCTCGATTATCCCGCGCGACGGTTTCGACATCGACGGCCGAGACGTTTATGTGGGGTTTGACGCCTCGCAGTACAGCGACGACACCAGCTTAGCGTTCGTGTTCCCCTACACCAGCGAGGACGGCCAACATAAATTCCATGTTTACCAGCATTCATTTATACCGACCTCACGAACCCAGCAAAGCATTGCTATCAAGGAAAATCAAGACGGCATTCCCTACCGTGAAGAGGAACGGCGCGGGTTCGCCACCATCTCGCACACGCGAGGCGGCGACATTGATTACTCGGACGTGTACAACTGGTTGCTCGACTTTGTAGAGGTTCACAACCTACACGTGCAATCGTTCCTGTACGACCCGTGGCGGGACAAAGTCTTTATTTACAAGCTCGACCAAGAAAACAACTGGCTTATTGAACCGGTTCGGCAGGGGACAAAATCACTTGACGAGCCTACCTCATTTTTCCGGCATGAAATGCAAAACGGACACATTACCATGTTTGATGATCGGGTAATGCAGGCCGGCATGACCAACGCCGTTACGCTGGTTGACAATAACGGTATCAAAATAGATAAGAACCTTGCCACCGACAAAATCGACTGCGTGGACGCCATCATAAACTGCTTCTATGAAGCCATGCTTCACTTTGAAGGTGTCTCACGGGACGACCGCGGCACCGATGACCCATTTGCCGGTTGGAAGCAAGACGACATCAACAGCTTTTACAAAAATTACAGCTTTTAGGGAGTGACGACATGGACAAATTTTTAAAGCGACTGGGAACGGTACTTGAGGCAATCGGCAATGCAATGCCTGCGGTGGTCTACATCTGCGGCATTATCACGCTGAGTAGGGGCGTTGGTGAGTACAGCGCCCCTGCCGGTGATATTGTGCTGGGTGTTTGCCTGATTGTGAGTGCCTTCCTATTCGGCAGTAGCGACTGAAAGGAGGTGAAACGATGAAGTTCACTAATCCATTCAAGCGCCGGTTCAGTAATCGGGCATGGGTGCCCAGTTCTGACTACCAACCATTCCTGATTGTGAACGGCCAGGTTGTCAAGTCGGCCAGCTACGCCACGGCCAGCGCCGCCCTCAAGAACTCAGACATATACAGTGTGGTCAACTTAATTTCAGCGGACGTTTCCAGTTGCAAGTTTGTATCAGCCAACGACTTCTTGTTGCATAAGCTGAACGCGCCTAATCCAATCATTAATTCATACAATTTTTGGCAATCCGTCACCGGGGCGTTATTACTGAACGGCAATGCCTACGTGGTCATGAACCTGGACGCCAGCGGCCGCCTACACCACTTTGAGCAGGTAACGCCGCCACAGGTTCAGATTATCATTGATGATGGCGAGCAAAATGTTAACTACAAGGTTACGTACTATGACAATCGGGGCACGGTAACGATTCCCGCCGGTCAAATGCTTCACTTTAAGCTGCTGTCCAACCTGAGCGACAACAAGTTTATCGGTGTCAGTCCCCTGCAATCACTGGTCGGCGACCTGAACATTCAGGACAAAGCCAACGATATGGCTTTGAAGTCACTGAACCAGGCTATTCGGCCAAGCGGTATTCTTACACTTGCTGCTGGTGCGGTTGACCCCGAAGCCAAAGAGAACGTTCGCCGAGAATTTGAGCGCGCCAACTCAGGGGCCAATGCCGGCCGGGTCATGGTCATGGACCCCACGGCTACGTACTCAACGCCGCAGATTGACAGCAACATTGCCAACTTGCTGAACTCAGTCAGCTATACGCGTAACCAGGTGGCTAAGGCGTTTGGGGTGCCACAAGACTTCTTAAATAACGAGTCGGCCCACAGTAACATTGACCAGGTTCGTTCAACCTATTCTCAAGCGCTGAACAAGTACATCTACGCCTTGAGTAGTGAGCTGACCATGAAGTTAGGTGTCGGCGTTGACCTGGACATGCAACCGGCGATTGATCCTGACTACAGTCAGTACGCCGCCACCATTTCAGACTTGACCAAAAACGACGCCCTAGAGGGTGTGCAAGCAACTCATATTCTTAAGTCAGTCGGGTTTATCCCGGTAGACACACCAGATTTTGACGTAGGTAATGACCCAACGAAAGGGGGTGAGTAAATGACAATCAAACTTACTGGTGACGTAGTAGACAACGAGACCGCCAGCTTCTACAACTGGTTTGGCATGGATAGTATCAGTCCCGCGGCAGTCAGTGACGCGCTTACTGCCGCTGATGGTGCTGATGTTGATGTGGCCATTAGTTCTTACGGCGGCGATGTGTTCGCGGCTAGTGACATATTTACCGAGCTGAAAAATTACTCTGGCAAGGTCAACGTCACAGTCACGGGCATTGCGGCTAGTGCGGCCAGCGTTATCACCATGGCCGGCGATACCGTTTCGATGTCGCCAACGGCCCAACTCATGATCCACAATGCCAGTTCAGCGGTTGAAGGTGACACTAATACCATGGCCCACAAGGCTGGGGTGTTGGACAACATCAACAAGTCAATCGCCAACGCTTATGTCGCCAAGACAGGCATGGCCAAGGACGACCTGCTGGACTTGATGAATAAAGAAACGTGGCTCACGGCCGAGCAAGCCAAGGATTATGGCTTTGCCGACAAGATTTTATTCGATGACTCAGCTGACACGCTACAAGCCGTTGCGTCCGCGTCTTCTATCCCGGCCAAGTCGGCTGTCGTCAAGTTTAGAAACATGCTCGCCACCGACAAGAAGCCGACGGTTAAGCCAAAAACTGAGCCGGTTCACGACACTGTACTGCAACAGAAATTAAATATTTTGAGAGGTGTAAAGTAATGAATTTATCTGAAATTAAGGACGCCATGACGGACTCACAAGAAAAGTTGACCGCCATCAACGCCAAAATCACTGAGGGCTTACT